AATGAGTTCAAACAAATACGCCGATTACAGAAAAGTGGTTTCTTACCATTGGAGTGATGCCACTATAAATAATAATAAAGATGCTAAACGAAAATTGTATCGCTCTCTAAACGTTGAAACAGTTTATTTGGATGATAAAGCCTTAAAATATCGAAATAATATTATTCGCTACTTTAAAAATAACGTACTGTGTATAATAGACGAATTAAAATATATACCTCCCACACGGATTGGCAGATTTTCCTTTCAGGGTGGATACATGTATAATGAAGCAAAACATAACTTTGAAAACAGATTCTATTAGGTTCGAGGGGGCCATATAAATATTTTCACCATATAAAATATCAATGATTGATACGATTGATATTTTTTTTAATATTTTTATCCAACTTTCTTGATAACAAAGCTATTAAAATCTATGTTGCCGGTCAAATTATCGTTGGGTGCTTGCACTACTTTTTCTTGTTCCAACGGAATGATACTTGGGACTGCCGGTCCAAAATCGGGGATTTCGGGTATCATTTGCGGCTGTGTCGGAGCCTGTCCTGGTTGAATACCCACGGAGTTATCGCCAGATACAACTACAACATTCACTGGGGGCGGTTGTTGTTGCACCTGTTGCAATTGCGGCTGCGCCGCGGGGATACATCCCGGCACTTTTCCCACTGTATCTAATTGTGTTTGGCCTAATAAATCTTCAAAGGAGATTAACTCTTTGTTGTCGTACAACATGGAAGGATATACGATTCGAACACTGTCCTCCACTCCAATTCCATCTAAATCGGGAGTATCAATCGTAATGAAATGTCCGTCATCAGATACATGTTTGACAGTCCACATGCGCGATGGTTTCGCAAAATCCTCGCGGTAATACACAATATCGTCTGGCTTCCAGGTATTTTTCTGGGTTCTGGACTGTTTCTTACCGCCCTTTGTTGGAACTTCCTCCTCTTCTGAACCCTCTTCTTCCATCTGTTTTTTCTCTGCTGCTTCCAAATAATCATCTTCGTCCCAGAATTCTGGTACTTCGAGACGCTCAAATTGGACCTCTTTCTGCACCTCTTCTTCTTGCTCTTCTCCCTCTTGTTCCTCCACCAGTTTTGGCCGTAAAGGAATATAAGGTTTGGGTCGATTTCCTCTGGAATATCCGGATGGATATAGGGAATCCAATTCGTCTAAAGATACACGTACATGTTTGAATTCGGGGGTATAGGATATATTCATTGTATCTATTGTCTCCATATTATCAATGAAAGTGCTATCTGGCACAATAATGAGTTTACCATTTGGTTTTGGTTCCCATTCAATGATATGCCACCGCTGCACTGTCTTTGCCCATTCCGGTTTTTCAGTGGCCGGTTTATCCCATTTGAAACTTATATACGATACAGGATTTTTGGGGTGATATACAGTGTCATATTCTGAGGGTAAATACAAATCTTTGAGTAAGGATACACCCTTGATAGTCAGACTTCCACGCATGATAACCACATTTCCCGATTTTACACTGGTGGTAATAACATCGTATAGGTGTTTCTCTTTGGTATCATCGCCGCGCCAGTGCATCTTGACCACACCAACCTTCTTCGGGTCTATTTGGCTGATACGCGCCGCCACTTCCTCCTCAGAGGGCGGAGTATTATCACGCTCATATAGTGGTTTATTCCCTTCTCTTACCGGGGGTAGATATTCGGGTTCCTCTGCTTCTTGTTCTTGTTCTTCTTCTTGTTGCTCTTTCTCTAGCTCTTTCTCTTGTTCCTTCGGTTCCTTTTTATGAATCAACTCCGCAATATCCTCCGGCAATTTCAGGTTCAACGCCTCAAACTGTTCAATGTTATCCTCCGTAATAATGCGCATCTGGACATTGATAGTCTGCAACTCCTGCATCAATAATTTGAAACTATATGGCACACGCACTATACTAAAGTCTCGTCCAAATCGAGTAATCCGGTCAACTAATACATCCCCCGGCGCATTTTCATCTTCGCCCAGATTACTCGTCTTGAATTTAATCGGCCCATCCGCCGCAGGACTCATAAACAGATTCTTCGCAGGATTGTATATGGCCATCATTCCAGTAGTATTACATACCGCAAAGTAATAATCGTCCGACCTATTCATCATCGAGTCCTGCAAGAACGCCTGGATTCCGTGCGATACCAACACATCACGTTCCATCTCACCAATTCTAAGTCCACCATCATTCGCCCTACCGCTTACCGGTTGTCGAGTAAGACTTGTATTTGGCCCTTGACCGCGGAAATTCACCTTGTCTTTCACCATATGTTTCAAACGCATGTAGTAGGTTGGCCCTATAAAAATACTGCTCTCCAGCTGCTCCCCCGTCATACCATTGTACATTACTTCATCCCCCTGCGAATGGTATCCATATTTCGTCAACTCTTTGCCGAATTCCACAAGAGGGTCCGTGCTCTTATTATTGAACGCGGTACAATCGCCGAACGCTCCCTGCTGCACACATACTTTCCCCATAATACATTCCACAAACTGCCCTATAGTCATTCTGGTGGGAATGGCGTGCGGGTTAATAATCAAGTCGGGGCGCAGCCCGTCTTTCGTGAACGGCATATCCCGCTCGGGAATAATGTTGCCACAAGTTCCTTTTTGGCCCGCTCTCGACGCCATTTTGTCGCCCAACATTGGTCGCCGCAGTTCCCGGACACGCACTTTCGCCAGACGTTTTCCCTCCTCATCGTCGGTCAAAAACACCTTGTCTACAACACCTATTTGGCCTTTCTTGGGAGTAATAGACGCGTCCCGGGGCGAAGCCCCTGGTTCAGTGGTATACGTCGATAATCCAATGACCACTGTGTTTTCATCCACAGGAGTATTTTCCGTAATTAATCCATATTCATCCAATTTTGAGTAATCCGCTTTGGGCTGTGTACCCACAATTTCAGGATGTGCATCAATATTCGTGAATCTTACCTGGCTCTCCTCCTCCGACTCCTCATATGCATAATATGTATTGTAATAGTTTGTTTGGAATAACCCGCGTTTCACGGACGCTTCATTGAGCAGAATCGCGTCTTCCACGTTGTAGCCAGTATAACACATAATAGCAACAATCGCATTCACACCATAGGGATGTTCCTCACGGGAAAAGTATTTCAAATATCTCGATTTCAACAGTGGAATTTGTCCGTACGTTAACACAATCGCGGTTTTGTCCATACGATTCGAGTAATTGGAATTATACACGGACACCGCTTGCCTGCTCTGACTGCACGAGAATTGGTTGCGTGCTACCGGATTATTCTCCGGGAAAATGGAATGATTGCACATATAGCCAAATATAAGCGAATCATGGATTTCCATGTGTGTGAATTTGCGGGTTTTGCTTTCCCGGTGCAACTGATTGACATCCATTGCAATTAACGCATTCTCCGTTTCACTGGAATCCATGAAATCCACGATAGCCTCTTTGTCGTGCACCAAGTTCTCCATGGAAACGCCATCCCCATATAATTCGGCCAATTCATAAATACGTGGCAAAGCATCCAATAACTTGCTTTTATCCCCCGGCAAAGTTCCCATTACCATATCATTCCAAGAGGAAGGAAACCCACTACGACGTTCCAAGGATGCCACGATTTCCCCAGACTTGCGCGCCTTACAGTGAAATGTGGGGCGACATAATCTACCCGCATCTGTGTAAATAAACACAGTGTTCATACGAATATCGAATGTCGCGCTCGTGAATGTAGGAATCAACGCAAATCGCCGGAATCGTATAATGGTGTCCACTGTCTCCCTCGGATTTCCAACCACCCCTGCCCAATAGCCGTTTATCACCACTTTTGTTTTATTAGACAAGTATTTCGGCGAATGCTCCACCAAATTACTAAACTCAAATTTGAATTCACTGTTATGTTTCCGCAACCACTGTATCATTTGTTCCCGGGAATATCCAGTGGACACAACCACCGACAAACTCAGTGTTTTGAGTAATCCAATATTTCCACCATCGGGAGTATCTACCGGGTCCACGATTCCCCACTGTGAACTGTGCAACAAACGAGGCCCCACCACTTTACTAGTTGAATCCAGCGGCAAATTGGTTTTCCGTAAATGACAAATAATAGAATGGAAGGAAATACGGTCAAGGTCCTGGATAGTCGCTACGCGTTTTGTATGGCTCGTTGCACCCCAGCTGCCCTTATACGCTTTCGCAAACCCGCTTTCCACCGCACGTTCACGGAACGCATCCTTGAAATTGTCGTCGATGAGTTTCGGTAAATGGTCGCGGTACATATCCTGGTTATAATACAGTCGTTTTTCAAACGTTTTCATTATATGGTCATCACACTGTATTCGGTAATATTCGCGGAAAAGGTCATATAAAAGTGTTCCTGTCAACTCGAGACGTTTGTGTTTATAATGGTCGCGGTCCACCGGCTCTTCCAACCCCGTATGCACTGCCAATAACCGGAAGACCATATATCCAAGGTAATACGCTTTCTCCACGAAATTGGTCTCCCCCACATGCGGTAGGAAATAATCACACAGAATTTCCATGGTATATTCCGGCGAGGTGTCATATTTCGTGAGTGCAGTAATATACTGTATGGCAGCATACTGAGTGTATATGGGTCCAGCATCGTACACCGACGGAATAAACAGGTCGAGCATCGATTCGTATTTGTCGAGGTCTAATAAACACATTTCGATTATCGCCTTGTCGGAGATGACACCCAATGCACGGAATACAATGAAAAGAGGCACGGGTTGACGCACGTTGGGAATTTCAACCACGATATTGCGGTTTCCAAGAGAGCTTGTAGGGGCAAGCATGTGGACGGCTGATTTTCGAATAGGTTTCATTGGATTTTCAGAGACGGACCGGATTTCGGCAGTGGTCAAATAAGGTTTCAGGGAAGTCGTTTCGGCGACTTCCTCGTCATCCTCCATCTCTTTCAAATCACGGCGGTGGTTATGGACATATAATGCATTATCTGCAAACTTCTCCTGCGAAATAATGACTTTCTCTTTGCCGTCAATGATGAAATATCCACCCGGGTCATTACGGCATTCTCCCGAATTATATCTCATTTCACGGGGCATTCCACGGAGAATACAGAAATCGGATTGGAGCATGACTGGATACTTGCCTAAATATATTTTGGGCAGTATACGTCGTAGAATCGTTTTCTCGGCAGTTCCGGGTACAATCGGTGCAATGATAGACACCCTTTTTCCACCGGTTTGGTCGTCGACCTTGATTCTTTCCCAACCATCCACGTCGCCTACGGCTCCGTGGGAAACAATTTCCACCTCCACATCAATATGAATCGCCATAGAATAACTCATATTTCGGAGTCGTGCCTCATTGGGAAACATATAATGATTCGAGCCCATGATATTTCCCGCATTTGATTCATAAATGACAGGTTTCCCGTAATAAATCGCAGACCCATCTCTTCCACCCATATAAATATTACAAAGGTGGGTATACTCGCCATTGGGCTGTAAGTCCCCACTCGGTAATACGAGGGGATTATTATCACGGAATATCTGCTGAATACCTCGTTTATAAAAGTCGTTGTAGGAATCTATGTGGTGTCTCACTAAACAATTTTCGTTATCAGTGAATTGATGATGTATGAAATCCCAGATTCGCGACTGTATTATCTCATTGTCTACCCGAACACTTGTATCTACTGGACTTCTGCCTGCACCACCTTCTGACATGTATATGATAGTATGTGCACATTTTTTATACCCCTAAAACAAAGGATATAAAGTATCCACACCCTTGTACTTTATTCTCCGCACAAATGTCCACCGCTGTACCCAAACGTTCCAAAAAGAAGATTATTGAGTTATCTACTAGTATGTCTGTCATTGAAGAAATTGTCGCTGCCGCTGCTGCATCCGAAAACACTGCTGCAACCGAATCTGCCGACACTGCTGCAACTACTGCCAAAAAATCCCGTGGCCGAAAAACTAAAGTAATGACTCCTGCTACTCTTGCTGCCTCCCAGAAATCCGTGGGTGCGCCTGTATCCGCAACAACCCATTCCCTAACCCCAGTATCAAACGTGATTCTCCAATTAAAGTGTTGTCTCAAAGACCTGCGTGAGTATAATTCGCAATATAATAACTGTATGACAAATATCACGGAATATAATCCGAATGTTCCACCCCCCATTAAGACATATAATGAAATGGATACGTTGAATTTCTACCAGTATGAAAAATCAACCAATGTAGACCAAGAGAATCCGGAGATTTCAACCGCGGAATGTGATGAGCCTAATAAAATCGAATGCGCTGCCGCCACGAATGCGGTATGTTCCCGCTGCTCCGCCGACACGGAAGTCAAAGTCCGGCAAAATGCGGGTCTACAACAAAAAATCAAAAAGCTGAAATTGCAGATGTATAAGTCCGTCTACGAGGGAAAACAGAGCGCGTGTTTTTGGTGTACCCACGATTTCGACACTCCCGCATGTTTTATTCCCAAATACGAAACCGAGGAATCGATGCATGGATATGGGTCTTTCTGTAGTCCCAATTGCGCGGCGGCGTATTTATTGAATGAGAATATCAATGATTCTATTAGGTTTGAACGATACTCTTTACTAAATTGGCTATATAGCAATGCGGATGATAATATAGTAGTGTCTATCCATCCAGCCCCGAATCCGTATTATACCCTACAAAGGTATTATGGGAATTTGACAATCGAGGAATACCGCCGTCTCACCCAATCCGACCAACACCGTTTGATTGTATTAGACCGGCCCTTGACCCGCATTCTGCCCGAATTGCATGAAGACACGAGTGCAACGATTTCCCGCCAAACAGCACAACAGCAGTCGACTGCTGCACCATCTACTACCGAGGAAAAGAAGAATATGGGTATGGGCGGTTTCCGTGTTCGCAAAGAGAGCGAAAAATCGATGCGCGCGTCCAAGGCGGATATTGTTCGCGACCGTTTCGGATTGTCTGCCAAATAGAATTGTGGGGATGTAAATGTATAATAAATAATGTTTTTTGTTATTTATTATAGGGCGCCACGCGGCCGAAGTTAGTTATATGGCTCATAATCTACGTAGCCTTTTGTAGGTTCAGCAATATCTTTGGGGGGAATACTTTCTGTCTTAGGCCCTTCTAATTCTATAATTCGCGCTTCATATCGTGTTAGGAGAATATCAAATATGCGTTGGTGCTCGACCAATTCGTCGATTTTATCCTGCATTTCTTTGATGCGAATCTCCTCTTTCGCGATATCCTCTTCGGTTTTAGACTGATTACCTACACGTTCATACAACTTTTGTAAGGATTCGGTGATTTCATCTATATCTCTATAAAACGCGGCGAATAACGCACAATAAGACAAATGTACAAAAATGTAAAATATTGAATAAAACATGGTTCTTGGGTAGTATTATTCACGACATAATGTTTATATGGATTTACCACGTAATGCGTTAATTGGAATGGCCTTATAATATCACTGTACAATAAGCCAAACTATATGGATATGGAAGAATATATTATTGCGTCTATCAAAATCCCGATTCGTTTATTGGACGGAGGTAAAAACACGTGTCCTTGTCAGGAGAGATGCCAAATAGAATTTTACCGGTGTGAGAATTTAGATGAATTCCCGGAAAATCATTCTCTGGAGTCGAACGCTATCATGAGTAAATTTAGCCGGTTGTTTTCTTCGACAGTGGAACCACGGGATGCGTCCCCTCCTCCTGTTTTGTTGCCTCGAACGGTTGCGCCTCCTCCTCCGGTTCAGCATTCGCATCCTCTGGTTGCGGACCCTCCTTCGGTTGAATTGCCTCCTCCGGTTGAATTGCCTCGCTCGGTTGCGTCCCATCCTCCGGTTGCGTCCCATCCTCCGGTTGCGTCCCATCCTCCGGTTGAGCATTCGCATCCTCCGGTGGAGTTGCCTCTACCCGTTGCACCAGTCCACAAAGAAATTGTGCTGAGCAAAAAGTATCCCTCCAAACAAAAAACATTTCGTGTTCACCAATGCCACGGTTCATCTATGAGGTTTACTCGGCGTTCACCCATTTAACATGGTATCATCGCATTGGGCTGGGTCATATAAAAAACATGCATTGCTGCGAATACAGTGGCATACCCGGAATACGCCAATTATATGCATAATAAGCGTACTCATTCGTAAAAAACGGCGTAAACGACCGATTCCAAACAGGTATTATTCCCCCGCCATTACACGCCGCATCATCCAATAAAAGCACATTGAATTGGCCCCGCGACGCTTTCACCATCCGTTTCACGGCACACATAAATCCACTGCCAAATAATTCCGTATCTGGAATACTAGAAATACTTCCAAAACAATGGATAGTCCTACTT